GCGATGGGACCGGGACAGCGATACCGTTTACATCTACGACTGCTATCGCCAGAACAGGGCCGTCGCCTCGGCCCATGCAAAGGCATTCCGGGACCGGGGTGCCGATATCCCGATAGCGTGGCCCCACGACGGCCATAAGCACGACAGGCAATCAGGCGAGCCGATATCCAAACTGTGGCGCAAAGAAGGCGTCTCGATGCTGCGCCAGCATGCCCAGTTCGAGGACGGCAGCAATTCCGTCGAGGCTGGCATCACCAAGATCACGGACATGATGGAGGCGGGGCAGTTCAAGGTGGCCGCGCATCTTTCAGACTGGTGGGAGGAATTCCGCCTTTATCACCGCAAGAACGGAAAGATCCACAAGGAGCGGGACGATCTTATGGACGCCACCCGCTACCTCGTCATGTCGCTCCGCTTTGCGAGGCGCCGCTCGGGGACCAGAACCCGAACCGTCGCCCTTACCACTCTGGATGATTACAGCGTGTTTGACCAATGAACCTCACACCGCAAGACCTCGTACACAAATACAACACGCTCATCCGGGAGCGGAGAAACTGGGAACCGAACTGGCAGGAAATTGCCGACCACCTCATTCCCAGGAAAAACTCCATTACCGTTACCCAGACCCCGGGTAAGAAGAAGCAGTCCAAGCGGTTCCGGTCAGTCGGGACACATGCCCATGAGGTTCTGTGCGCTAACCTGCAGGGGACACTCACCTCGCGGGCCTTCCGCTGGTTTGACCTGAGACTTGGGAACAGTGACGAGGACCGGGTCCTGGAAACGATTCCGGCTATCAGGGAATGGTTGCAGGCCTGCTCAAAGAGGCTCTGGGTAGATTTTAACAGTTCTAATTTTCAGTCCCAGACTCACGAATTCTATCTGGATATTACAGCCTTCGGCACAGCTGCCATTCTCCATGAGGAGCTTGAGGGCAAGGAGCGGTTCAACGGCTTTAACTTCACAACCTATCCCATCGAATCCTATGTCTTCGAGGAAGATGAACGCGGGATTGTGAACCAGTTCTGTTCACTGCTCACCTATACCGGGCAGCAGGCCATCGACAAGTTCGGGCCGGAGAAGATGCCGGAGAAGGTTATCAAGGCCGCAGAGAAACAGAACTCCGACCGGTTCAACTTCCTGCACTGGATCGTCCCTCGCCATCTCCGCGATGAGAATAAGAAGGATGCCGGGAACATGCCCTTTGCATCCATCTACATCTCGCTCGAGGGAAACCATGTGGTGCAGGAGGGCGGGTACCGGGAGTTTCCCGTCTACGTTGCGCGATGGAATACCAACAGCAACGAACGCTATGGACGGGGTCCGGGGGATACGGTTCTTCCGGATTTGAAGGTATTGCACAAGGCCAGTGAGCTGGACCTCGATGCCTGGGCCAAGCACATCGACCCGCCGTGGTTCACGGAAGATGACGGCGTTATCGGCGCCGTCGATCTGAGGCCGGGCAAGGGGACGGTTGTGCGGGACCGCAATGCCATGTGGTTCTATGAATTCAGGGGCAGGCCGGATGTCGGTCGTGTCCAGCTTGACCAGCTGACACAGGAAATCCGCCAGACATTCTTTGCCGACCAGCTGGAACTTCCCCAGTCAGATCGTATGACGGCAGAGGAAATCCGGACCCGGGTCGAACTGATGCAGCGGGTGCTCGGCCCAACACTGGGCCGCATTGAATCAGAATTCCTCAACCCCCTCATAGAGCGGTCCTTCCGGATCATGCTGGACAAGGGTGCGTTCCCCGAAGCCCCGGCAGAGCTTGCCGATGCCGGTCCACGGACAATCGAGGTTCACTACTCCGGTCCCCTGGCACGTTCAGAACGGCTCTCGGAGATCTCGGCGCTGGATCGCTGGGTGAATTCGATGGCCGGTCTGGCCAACGTCGATCCCACCGTCTTCGATATCGTGGATACCGATGTCATCGCACGGCGCTACGGCGAAAGCCTCGATGTTCCGGAGCAGGCAATGCGGGACCCGGATGATCTCAGACGGCTTCGTGAGGCACGGGCCGCACAGCAGCAGCAACAGCAGCAGGCTGATATGGGCCTCGCGCAATCAGAAATCGCAGAGAACATGGCAAGGGCACAGTCACTACAGTAATGGCCGCAACCAAAGCGAGTCTTCAGCGCCTCTCGGCGTACAAGACGTTTTTCCAGAGCCCGCAGGGGCGTGAGATCATCAAGGATATGTACCGGTCCTTCGGGCGGAGGCAGTCCTATGTTCCCGACAGTTTTGACAAGACTGCCTTCAATGAGGGCCAGCGCAACGTCTATCTCAGGATAGGACGGCTGGCCCGGGTAGACCTTTCGGTCCTCGAGCGTGAGGCCGAAGAAGATGAAAGTGAGGAGATCAACAATGTCACTGAATGAACATCTTGAACAAGACCTACACGACCATGATGCACTGAAGGATTTTGAAGATCCTAATGCACTGGCAAGATCTTTTATTGATACCCAGAAGAAAATCGGGAGCATGGTATCTATGCCGGGGGCCGAAGCAGATGCAGAGTCCCGGGATAAATTCTACCGGCGACTGGGAAAGCCGGAATCGGCTGACAAGTACGCCCTTAATTCAGATGGCCTGGAGCTTGATAATGATGCCATCGGTGAATTCAAGGGCGCATTGCACACCCTCGATCTGACACAGGACCAGGCACAGGGTCTGGTGAACTGGCTTGCCGCCAGCACCAAGGAAAGGCTCGACAAGATCAGCCTGAGCGCATCGGAGACTTCGGAGAAGACGGCCACCGATCTCCGGATTGCCTGGGGTGCTGAGTATGATCGCCGCCGCGGAGCTGTTGAAAATACGGTTGAGCGTTTCTTCGGAGATGCGGCCGCCGAGATCAGGGAGCTGGCGTCTCGAAGTTCAGCAGTATCACGGGGACTTGCAGAAATAGGTGTAAGCATGTCGGAGAACTCAGCCGCTGGCGACAGCGTTATATCGGAAGCAGAATCACACGATGCTGTGAGTGCATTGGCAAAGATCAAGGAGTACCAGATAGATGGAGACGGACCCTACAGAAACAAAAAGCACCCCGGACACGCCCAAGCCCAAGCGGAAGTCGAACGGCTCTACGCAATCGCATACCCCGATTAGCGTTGACCGCCTGCTCGATATTCGCCTGGAGTGCCTTCGCATCGTTTCCTATCGCGCTTCAGAGCGGGAGATGCGTGACCCGGAAGAAATTGCAGAGAAATGTTTTCAGTGGGTGCTGCGGGGTGCACTAGAGGCAGAAAAGACAGGTTGACTGTGGCAAAAATGTCACTATGATTCGACCCAACGGGTTGCCCTCGAGGTCCGTAATTGCAGGATAACTCCTGTCGCGTGGGGATACGTTACATTCCAAGGAAGGGTCCGGCTTCCGGGTTGCTCTCCGAGAAAACTGACAATCGAAGTTTTTGACGGAGGGTGCCAATGAGTACCGAAATCACAACTGCGTTTGTCCAGCAGTATAAGGACAACTTCATTCTGCTCTCGCAGCAGAAGGGCTCGCGGCTTCGCCCGTGGGTAAGGGACGACCCCGACTTCCTGAAAGGGAAAGCGGGTCATTTTGATCGCATTGGCTCAACGGCCATGCAAAAACGGACCAGTCGCCACCAGGATACTCCACTAATCTCGACCCCCCATTCGAGGCGTCGGATTACAATGGATGATTTTGTGTGGGCTGATCTGATCGACAATGCTGACCGGGTAAAACTCCTGGCCGACCCCGAAGGACCGTACACGACGAATGCGGTTTGGGCGGCAGGCCGTGAGTTTGATTCCGCCATCGTGACTGCGATGAACGGAAATGCCTACAGCATTGATGAAGACGATGCAGCAACAACTGTTGCACTTCCCAGCGGCCAGAAGGTTGCGGTGAACAATCACTCGTTTGACTCCGGTTCCGGCGATGTCGGGCTGACCGTAGGCAAACTGATTGCCGCCAAAGAAGTTCTGATGGCAGGGGAAGCAATCAGCGACGACGAACCTCTCTACTGTGTGGCCAATGCCAAGCAGCTTTCCAAGCTCTTGTCCGAGACCGAAGTCCAGTCGAGGGATTACAACGATGTCTATGCACTCGTGCAGGGCCAGGTGTCTTCGTTTATGGGCTTCCAGTTTGCCCGTTACGAAACCCTCCCCACGGATAGTTCTTCTGACCAGCTGGTTTACTGCTGGGCGGAGAACGGTGTGGGCCTCGGCGTCGGTGAGGATGTGACGGTTCGCATCTCCGAAAGAGACGACAAGAACTACTCCACCCAGGTGTACGTCGAAATGAGTTTCGGCGCGACCAGGGTAGAGGACGAGAAGGTCGTCGAAATCGCCTGTGATCCGAGTTAGGAGGGACCAATGGCAGTAACAACTGAACAGTCAACGGAATATGCGCTGACCCAAGCAGTGCCTGCGAAAGTCCCTGAAGCTCATCAGTGGCATGGACGTATACGCATCGCGTTCTTCGCATTCACACAAGGGTCGTCAGCAGGTGATGCAACCTCAACTGCAACGCTGGTCAAATTACCAGCGGGTAAGGTGAGGCTGTTAAACCGGCTTTCTTACATCGGCTTTTCTGCCATGGGGTCCAGTCGCACGATGGATCTGGGTTGGCAGGCCTACACCGATGATGACGGGAGCACGGTAACTGCTGATCCCAACGGGCTTGACGATGGTGTTGATGTTTCTTCCGCGGGATCTGTGATCCCCGGTGGGACTGTCGGCACGCATGAAACCAAGCTCTTTGAATCGCAGGCAGGGGTGGTCATTGATGCTCAAATCAATGACGGAACACTTCCTGCTGCGGCGACGATCATGGGGCACCTCGCCTACGTGGTCGACTAGCGAGTGAACCTCGCACGTTTGGTTAGTGGTAACGGGGGTCGTCTCAACAGGGGCGGCCCCCGCTTCTTCTGGAGAATGCAATGCCAGCATTAAGTGATGTTACCGTAGCCAACTCTGCACTTTCCCTGATTGGCGATCAGCGCATTGTTTCCCTGACGGATGACAGTGAAGCGGCCAAGGCCATCAATGCCAATTACGATCTCATACGAGATGAGGTAACAGCAGCCCATCCCTGGAACTGTGCGATTTATCGAGCGGAGGTGGCGAGCACATCAGCCGCTCCGACCTACGGCTATACCAATACCTTTAACCTGCCGACCGATCCCTGGTGTCTCCGCGTACTGGAAATCCAGAACTTCGACCATGATGAATGGGTCGTGGAGGGACGGACGTTCCTGGTGGACGCAAGTTCGGTCAACATCCGTTACATCAAGCGGATTACCGATGCCATGGAGATGTCGCCAGGGCTTGTCCAGGCCATATCGGCACGACTGGCACATGCCGTCTGTTTCCGCCTGACGGGTGATGAGGATCTTCGCGGACGTATCTGGCAATACTATGTTCAGGTTCGAAAGGATGCACGCTCTACGGACGGCCTCGAGGGAGCGCCACCACTCATAGAGTCTTCGACCTTTGCCACAGCAAGGCTTTAATGCCTCGCCTTAACAACATCGTAAACTCTTTCCGGGCGGGTCAGCTCGGAACCGACATGCGTGGCAGAACGGATCTCGATCTGTTCGATTCATCTGCCCGCACCATTACAAACATGCAGGTCAAGGCCCAAGGCGGCGTGAAACGCCGCACGGGGACGGTATTCGTGGCACCGGCTGAAGACGAATCGAAAGTTTCGACTCTTATTCCCTTCGAGCTTGCAGATGGTACGGGCTACGTCATCGAGTTGAGCAATCTCAAGGCACGGTTTTACAAAGCCAACGCCCAGATACGCGAAGCCACTAAAACCATATCGGCAATTACAAAGGCCAATCCCGCTGTCGTGACAGCCACCAGCCACGGCTACAGCAATGGGGACGAGGTGTATATTGCTGCGGTTGTCGGTATGACGCAGGTGAACGGGCGCTGGTTTACCGTTGCCAACCAGACGACGAATACCTTCCAGTTATCTGGTGTCGACAGTTCCGACTACTCGACCTACTCCTCCGCAGGCACATCAGCCAAGGTCTATGAAATCACGACGCCGTGGAGCGACACCATGGCCGATGATGTCCAGTGGGCGCAGGACGGCAATACGCTTTACCTCACCCACTCGGACAAGATGGTCAGGAAGCTCACACGTACTGCGGATACCGACTGGAACCTGGCGACGGTGGTATTCACGGATGGCCCTTACCAGGACACGAATACCTCGGCCACAACACTCACGGCAAACGGAACATCCGGGTCCGTCACTATCACGGCTTCTGCAGGAACCTTCGCCGCGACCGATACCTCCGGGTCAGGCGGCAGCGGTGAGATAGACCGCATTGTCCGCATGAAGGTGGGATCAGCCGTTTATGGCTACGCCAAGATCACGGCGTACTCGAGTTCGACGTCCGTGACAGCGACAGTGCTTACAACACTTGGAGGGACGGGAGCGACGACGGAATGGAAGCTCGGGTCGTTTTCCAGCACCACGGGCTTCCCCAAGGCAGTCCACTTCTTCGAACAGCGCCTGATGCTTGCGGCGACTTCGTCAGAGCCTAACGGGGTCTGGGGGAGCGCAATCGGTCTCACCGAAGACATGACACCAGGCACTACAGACAGTGATGCGTTGGACTATACACTTGCGACGAAAGATCAGACCTCGGTTCAGTGGCTTGCCGCTCTGCAGAATGATCTTTTCTGCGGAACGCTTCAGTCAGAAATCAATCTGACTGGCGGTGATACCATCCTTAAACCAGCAAGCCCGCAGGTTGTTCCGAACTCATTTATCGGCAGCGTTGCGGTCATGCCGCTTTTTGCGGGCAATTCGATCCTGTTCGTGGATCGTACAGCCCTTTCCGTTATGGAGCTGAGCCTTATAACGGATGCAGTCACTCGACAGAAGTTTCGAACCCTCGACCTCAACTGGCATGCAAGTGACATTACATCAGGCGGGATCATGCGGTCCTGCTATCAGAAGAATCCGGAAAACGTGGCCTGGTTTGTCCTGAGTGGCGGGACACTGGCTTCATTGAGCTATGACCGGATCAACAATGTCATTGCGTGGCATACCCATGAACTGGGTGGCGTAAGTGGCTCCGCGACAATTACCGTTACCGACTATGCCAACATTGCTGTTGGGACAACCATCACCATCACCAAGTCTGATGGCACGACGGTCACGTTTACATCCGAAGCATCAAGCGGGAGTGCCCCTTCAGGCACAAACGGCTGGCGACCCAATGAATCGAATGACACGACGGCCGACAATATCTTCACGGCAGTCAATGGCCATGCTGATTTTACAGTCGCCAATCCTGCATCGAATGTTGTCACGATACTGGAGACAACCCGTGCGGGATCTGCGCCCCTCAAGATCGCTACGAGCGATTCCACAAGGCTTGCTGCAACAGATGAAGCGGTTCCTATCGTTGAATCTGTATCTGTCATTCCTGCTTCGGGATCAGCAAGCGGAGCAAACAGTCAGGTCTGGGTAACAGTTCAGCGAACCATTGACGGATCTACCCATCGGTACGTCGAGTATCTCGATACCTCAGTCTATACGGATTCAACATATGTCTACTCTGGTTCAGCTATTACATCGCTCACTGGCCTGCATCACCTCGAGGGTAACACGGTTGTGGTCAAGGCTGACGGGAGCCGTATCCCGAACACGAATGTGTCGGACGGCACAATCTCGCTGGGCGGCACTTATACGGCGGTTGAGGCAGGGCTTCCATATACGCATACCCTGGTGACACAGGTTCCGGATATTGCTGTCAGTAATAACTCTATGGCTGGCATGAAGCGCCGGATACACCGTGTGATTCTTCGCCTGGTTTCATCACTCGGCTCCACGATTAACGGTGATCCTATCGTCTACCGGAAAGCCGGTGATCCCATGGATGTCGCACCACCTGCCTACACGGGGGACAAGAGTTTCCCGGTTGATAACGAATGGGGCAGGGAAGGAACTATCACGATAACGGGTCACGATCCCTACGCCTTCGAGTTATCGGCCCTCATTACATCGGCCAATCTTAATCAGGAATAGTTATGGCCATATTCAACTTAACAGATCGTGAATTCCAGAATGTTTTAGATGTTGGTGGCCGTGGCATCAGTGCCGCGGGAAGTTTTCTCCAGTCAAGAAGTACGTCAGCGACACTTGACGCCAATGCCCAGATTGCAGCCCTTAATGCCCGGGAGATTGCTGAGACCCTTCCGATACAGATCGAGGGGATTGAATCAGAAATTGTTTCTGAGCGTGAAGCCGCTGAAATACAGGAACGGCGGACTGCACAGGATCTATCTGTGGCACGAAGGCAGGCAGGATTAAGCCAACAGTCCTTTGCAGCCCAGACCCAACTCGCCACGCTCAGCAGGGATGAGATTGAGCTGAGATCCGGAATAAACGAGCGGCTTCTGGGGACAACGCTTGAAGCCATCACGATCCGGGCCAACGAACGTGTGCGACAGCTTTCACGGGACAGGCGTGACCAGATTGCATCAATCAGGGCAGCGGCAGCAGCCGGAGGTGTTGAGGTGACATCTGGAAGCATCGAGGCCGCAGAGGCTGATGTTCAGGAAGATGTTAGCGCAGAAATCGGGGCAATTCGTGCGGAACAGGCTGTTTCCCTGGAGGAGGCCCGCATACGGGATGAATTAACGGATTCTGCGACACGGGAACAGCTGGGGGGTGCAGACGAAAGATTGGCCCAGATCGATCTGGAGGTTCTTCAGCTTGAGGGATTACTCGAGGACGCCGTATTCGATGCAGCCCTGGAATCTGAGATCAATCTCCGCAACAGGGATATCAATATCGCCCGACTGGAACGATCTGGTGAGCTGCTTGCACGTAAAGCGGCAATAGGCATCGAAACATTCCAGCGTCAGGAAGAGAGATTTGAAGATCAGGAGACGAGCCAGCTTATATCCCAGGTCCTTACTGGAGCAGGGTTTGGCATCGATGTCCTGGCTAAGTTCCCGACACTGGCCGGTAAACTTGGTTCTCTTCTTGGCGTTACCGGTGGTTCTGTACCCGGTGCTGCTCTTGGCTTTACAGGGCCTGCTGCTGGTGCTGGTGCTGGTGGTGCTGCTACTGGGTCTGCCGCGGCTGCTGCCGGGGCACAAGGCAACCTCGTCTCTGGGGCTACTGCAAGTGCCAGTTCCGGTGGGAACGCAGCCAGCAATCTTCTGTCGCCCGGTAGTTTTGCAGGTGATTTCGCCAGTGGCGTCCAAGCGACTTTGGGGGTCGGATCGACATCATTGTCGAGCCTGGTCACTGGTGTCGGGTCATCCGCACAGTTCTTAACTCCGGCACTGGGCGGGACGGTTACAGCAGCACAGGCTCTCGGTGTGATAGCTCCTCCGGTTGCCGCCATACTCGCACTCCCAACTATAGCCAGTCTGCGTAACGACAATGATGCACTCGCTGGGACTCAGGCGACGGACAAGGTTGTGCAGATCCTTCAGAACCCGACAGCGGCCAATCTGGAAAGAGCGAAAGCACTTCTCGGCCTTCCGAATTCATTTGAAGATTCGAATCCAAGAACGAAAGCAAGGTTCGGTTTTGTTGAAAACGCAATCGAGCGAGCTGGTGGAATTAACACCCTTTCACCCGCGGCCCAGGAAGTTTTCCGAGCAGCTATCGCCAAGCGGGAGGAATTGAGAGAGGAGCAGGAACAGGCTTCTCGAAGAAGGCTTGGGCTTCCGGCAACTGCTTCCACTCCGGAATCTTCACCGCTAGACGGGTTGAACCAAGTGTTTGCTGGTGGAGGGACATTTGGGGACACCGCAGCAGGTCGGCTTATACGACAGGGTTTGACGGCACGGCAAGCGGAAGAGCAGCTGCGGAGCCTGAGCTAGTAATCGGTAACGGAGCGGATAATGGCGATTCGACTACCAGCATTCGAACGACGGCGTGGCCCGACCACCCAGGGTAGGGCTCCTACTGATGTAACGCCTACTTTAAGACCCGGCGTCGCAGCGGAGCCAAGCCAACCATTCACTGATATTACAAATATTGGCGATAGAATATCGACCTTGGCGACAGATATGAAAGATCGCTGGGAAACTGGTCGGGCAAGCGGGATGCTCAGCGCCTTCGAGGTCGAACTCCAGAAATTTGGCGACAGCATATCGCCCAGTGATTACGGCAAACGAGCAGGCCTTATTCAAGAAAAGGCCAACCAATTAAAAAACGAATACCTTTCAATCGCCAACAGGGAGGGATGGCGTCCCGATAATACCAGTGTCTTCGCAAAGACTCTCACCGCACAAGCAACGCAAGCAGAAATCAATGCGCTGAAAACCGCCAAATCGCAGGAAGTGACATGGCATAAAGAAAATATAGGCAATGTTATTGAGGAGCAGCTTCGCCGCACGGAAACCCTTGGCTTCGAGGATGGCGGTCGTCTTGTAGAAACGGCTGGGCAAACTATTAGGCAGGCCCTCAATGCGGCAAGTGGCGTAATTCCCGAGGCAGAGCTTGATGGATATTTGCATGGGCCACAGGGCTGGTTCGTTCGGAAAGAGGACCAGTATATGGAGCATCTGGTCGAGCGGGACCCGGAGAGGATGCTGGACTATGCAGCCAAATTTTCACTTCGGGGAGAGGCTTTCAGAAAACAGGCAAGAAGTATCCTTTCAAGCAGGGCAGGAAAGGCATACTCGGCCTTTAAGGCCACTGTCGACAACATGGGCACTTCTATTACGAACCTGGGGTCATCCCTTTCGATTGCAAACGATGCCCAATGGAATCAGGAAGGCTGGGTCAAAAATGCTTACACAGATATTGACAGACATCTGACCGCTGTAGACGCGCTGCTGCAGTCACAGCCTTCGATTGATGCACGGGAGTTCAATAAACTTACCAATTTTACCAGCGACTTGAGGGCGCTTCGGACCACAAATCGGTGGGCGCAGGCAATCGTTCTAACAAACAACCCGGAACAACTCGACCAGATAATGTCTTCATTTGAAGAATTTGCTGGAAGTGAAGAAGTCCGGAATGCCCCCGGTAGAATGGCGACGGCACTCAAGGGACAAAAAGAGCGCCTTACGAAACTCGTCGCCGAAAGAAAGGCTTTGATCAATAACGGGGAGGAAATGAAGGGGCAGCTTAATGCGATGGAGCAAAGCGTCGGCTCTTATTCAGTAATCAGGAATCTGAAAACGACAGGGGATCTTGCGGTTCATAAAAAAAGCCTCGAGGCGTTGCGTAATCAGCTTCGGATACATCGTGAACAGTTGGTGGATGGTGATGAGAATGCCGTTCGAATGAAGGCGTTTTACTCTTCACGGATGGCGCTTATTGAAACGGAGATTCGAGCAACAGATGACCGAGCCCAGGGTGTTCAGGATGCTCGTGATATTGAACTTATAGAAGCCGGTGACTTCACCGGAGACGATGCCCAAATCGAGGCTATTTATAATCGGATGCTAGGCAGAAAGGATGCCCACGGCGAAAATTATGGCTCGAAAATGGCACAGCAACTGCTAACGCCAGAGGGACAATTAGGGTCGGTAACTACCGATATACATGAGGTAGTTAAAAATGCCCGATTTGTTCCAGCAGAAGTTGCAAATGTAATCGAACGACAATTTGACGAATTAACGATTGAATCTACAGACGCTGATAAAACAGCCGCCGCAAAACTGGTTGCGTTTGTGAAGTTGCTCCAGCGAACCAACGGTGCAGCCGTGAGCAGGGCCTTTAGTCCAAACCTGCTGGGAATAGTAAACGGGGTTTCTCTTGAAAACGTATCTATGGGCCGGGAGATAGAGTGGGCAAACGCTTTCCTAAACCGCGCAGAAAATAACCCGTCAAATAGAGGTGATTCGGTGAGCAATCTGCAAAATTACATAGAGAATTAAGAGTGCGGCGATGGGAAATTTAGATAACCAGATTATGAAGTGGGCCAATGCCCTTTCGCTCGAAGATGATTCGCGTCAATGGCTTGGGAAGATCACTACACTTCTTGATAACGATCTGCTCGAGCAGAGCGATTATCCCGCCTATAAAAGTGAAATCTACGACACTGCGATGCAAATAGGGGCTGGTGGGGACACGCATACTAAAGTTTCGGGAGGCTTCATCCCCAAAAGACCGGATGAAATAGTCGGGGAGGCTATTGAGCGCAAAAACCCACACTGGGGTCTTACCTCCGTGACGGGAAAGCGAACCCTGATGAAATACATGCCGACAAGTAACAGTTTGCCGTTTGGCGGAAATCACGCACAGGAATTGATCCGGGCAGAAATGCTCGATGTGCTTAGGGAATATAAGGAAGGGGCTATCCCCGATGATACGCGCAAGGCGATAGACAGTGTACTCGATGATGAGCATGTCCGTCAGAGAACAGGTGTACCACTGCATCGCTTTTATACCGCACCGCAAAAATTTGGGCTCAATCAGCAGATAACAAGGTTCGGTATTGTTGATTCAGAGACTGGGGAGCGTGCCCCACAAGCTACGTCTCTGTTTTCAAATAGCGATATGATTGAGATTACTTATGCATTTCACAGGGCATCGGCAGAAGCTGAGTACAAAAGAATTCTTCCGTCATTTCTTTCTGAAATGGGGGTCGCGGGGGACGATAAAAACCTGACCCTTGAAAGTAGACAGAAAGCAGAGGCTGCTGCGTTGGAAGCGGCCTCAAAAACTGTTGGCCAGCCTCAATATCACATCTGGTTTAACGGGAACCTTATCCGCAAGTTTTGGCAACCGACTATCCGGAACACAGTTGCGCCACATTCCACAACAACACCAGCCCGTGCCATGCAGTGGCTGGATTCAGCTGCCAGTGACGTTGGCCAGTTCATGCAGGGTGTTTTTTCTGAGCAGAACTTCGGAGCAAACCTTCCGGCGCAGGAGATGACGGATCGCCCGTTTGAGCAGCTTTGGCAGGACGACGAGATGCCGGATGAGGTTACGCCGCAATGACCTTTCAGGACAGCTATGACCCGGCAACCGACGACCCCGGCTATCGGGACACCCTTATGGCCCATAACAGGGTCAAAGTGTTCCAGGATTACGGAGGGCCTAATCTCGACTGGAAGCCGGACTTTACTGAATTGCTTGGCCTTATGCTCCGCACAGAAACAACCCTTGGTGCAAGCCTTGATAAACAACCGACACCAGAGTTCTCACCCCTCGATGGATATAACGGTGTCGATGATGTCATGGGTACGCCCTATGAAACGTATGCCGTATCCTTTGCGTTTTCGAGAAGTCCGCAAGAAACAGCCCATATAAAAAGACGTATCGACCAGGCCCAGAAACATCAGACAGTATTCTCACAGGCGGGTACGGGAGCCCTTTTAGGAACAGGTCTGGTGGCCGGGATGCTTGAGCCATTGAACCTTTTGTTTGCTGCCGCCCCCGGCGTTATGACATCTGTAGGTAAAAGCCTGCTTCAGACTGCAAGAGCTGGTGCCCGTGTCGGTGCAGCACAGGCTGGTGTCGTAGAAGGCGCCCTGCATCATTTCCAGCCTGACCGGACACTTGAGCAGAGTATGCTTGATATCAGTTTTTCAGCTGGCGCTGGTGCATCTCTACTTCCCATGTTTGCTGTCGGTAAAAAGCTCTATGGCCGGATGGAAATGGATCATCCGGAACTGCTTCGTGCAATGGATGAATCATTGCGGGAGGAACTCCGCACAGGCACGACAACGGGATTTACAGGACACATTAACCCTGGCTGGAGGCCTGAGAGGCCGGGAGAACGACGTTGGGCACCGGGCATTAACAACCCAGCAACTCCAGGTGCTCGAGTTCATCCCGATATGCCGAGCCGGGGATCTGATGCTACGCCTACTGGCTTTCGAGCATACGGTGCTGAGCGTATTTCCAATGCGCTTTCAAAGCGGGATCTGGTTTTGAACGGGGAAATATCCTCATCCGCAAGGGCCATGGAAAACCTCGTCACAACCCCGTCGTATCTTCAGAAGAACTTCGAGAATGTGGCAACGGATCTACCCGTCGCCCGTGAGATGAAAACATGGGATGCCACGCTTGCGGAGTTTCTCAGCGATATCAACCATGCCCATACCGCATACCGAATGCGGATAGCAGGAAGGAAGGGTGACGCTACACTCAAGGAAAAGGCATTTATTATCGCGCAGGATGTTGCCCAGCGTATAAATCACCCCAAAAACCTGACAGGTGCCCCAAGTCGGGCAGACCCGGATGGCCCACTATCCATCATAAGGTTCCGTGAGGAAGTTACGGCTACGCTCAGACGGGCTGAGACGGACGGCAAGATTAAGCATGATATCCCTGAGATCGAGCAGATGGCTCAGCGGGTGCGTGATACCAACGACTACATCTTCAGTGAAGCTGTCACTGCAGGAGTTATGAAAGAGGGCGATTACAGGCCTAATTTTGTGCCCCGCATGTGGGATCAGCCGATGGTATTCAAGCAGGAGGCTGAACTCAAAGAAATCATCATGCGATGGCAGAGAGAAAACCTGCCTGAAGAACTTCGAGATTCGTCCAAGCAGCTGTCGGACAAGATGAGTGCGATACATACGTCTATCGATGGCATTGAAAACCTGAGCACAGAAGCCCTTCAGTCCCATAAGGGGATCTTCAAACAACGCTCGATAAACGTGCCGGATGAGATTATCGCTGACTTTCTGGTAGGCGATATCGATCACATCATGCGGTCCTATGTCCGCCTTGCGAGTGCCGATATTGAGATCTCCAGAAAATTCGGTTCGATTTCAATGGAGAAGACATTCGAGGCGATACGCCGAGAAGCTGCGGATATGGACGCAAGAGCTGCTTCGGGTGTTATCCCGAAACACCAGAAGGCGGCGGAAAAGCACATCGAATATCTCGAAGCCTACCGGGATATTCTCAGGGGTGTTTATCAGCTTCCAACTGATCCCTACAGCATCCCCTCGAGAACAGCACGCCTCGTCCTTGATTTCAATACATGGACGATGCTCGGCGGGGCTACGCTTTCATCAGTACCCGATATTGGCCGGAGCGTAATGATGAATGGCCTGGAGCCTACCTTCCACGGGGTACGGGCTTTAATCAAAGATTTCGATACATGGAAGGTTGCCGCCAAGGAAGTCAAAACGGCTGGCACGGCTCTTGATATGATGCTTCAGACCCGTGCACTGGCCTTGGCCATGACTGGTGATCTCCCGCAACGCTACACAAAGATTGAGCGGGTCGCTGGCTATATGACCAATGGGTTCTTTATTGCCAACATGCTTTCGCCCTGGAACGCCTTTATGAAGCAGGCAGTCGGGGTCTCAACGAGCCATCGTATTCTGGAACTGGTTAAGCAGGACCTTAATGGGACGATTAGTGCCAAGAACCGTGCCCGTCTTCGAGCAGCATATATAAGCCTCGAGGATTCCCGGCTTATTGATAACGCCTATAGCAGGCACGGCGAAACGGTCAATGGTTTGAAAATCCCTAACACGGAAAGGTGGGCCGAAGATCCGACAAGGCCCACTCGCACTGATGAACCTGCAGCAGAGCCTGTTGGGGAAGGCATGCCAGATACTGGGCCGTCTATCCCCGGGAGGGAGCTTCCAGAAGTATTTAATCAACTTGATGTAATTATAAATCGACTTGAGCGCTTTAGCGACCAATGGGATACCTCTACTCCAAAGTCGGTAAATATTGACGAACTCAATGAGTTGATCGCCAGTCTTGGGCCCACTGAATTTGGACCGCAGGGAATGCTCAGTACAGCGAGGATTGCTCGCAACCAGGAAATCTTGACTGAGGTAAGGGGAATAGTTGACGATTTTCGACAACAAATAGATGTATTAAGAACAGCTATAAAAAATGAGAACGTTGATGATATTAAGATCGCCTCTGCTGCAATCTCCCGATTGATAGAACAAACGCGTCCTCCCAGGGGGTTGGGCAGGCTTACAAATCCTGAAGCGGAAAAGCTGGATGCTCACCCAAGAGCAAGATTAGCAGAGGCGATTGATCTTCTTGAGATGGAGGATACGGTAGGAAGGGCAAGAGATACTCTTTTCCAAAGAATAGACGAGGTAATTACGATTACAAGCCCATTAGGTCGTGATTTTCGCGGCGTCCCGACTGGGCATAAAGAAGCAATAGAGGCAAATAAGGCACTAAACAAACAATTCAAAACGCTTAATTCGAAATACAAGATTGTAAAGAGAAGCCCTAAAAGAGTTTTGAGTCTTGTTCGAGATAATATCTCTTTAATACATGAATACTTTGGTCCGAGAGCTGCAAGGCTAATCTTATCTGATGTTGAGGACATTGCTAACGGTGCAAAGTTAGGATCTAAGAGAAATCAATTCGGCATTAGAGACAGTATGGATGAGGTATTAGGTCTTACAAGGGAGTTAATTGATAAAGATCCATCTGGCTTTAATTTCAATACCCCCCGGCCTGCAGAGCCGACGCCGGGTCTTCCCCCGCGGACAGACGAAACGCCTGTCGCTGGCGGGAGAGCAGAAGCAGATAATCTTCGTGCCCAACGCGTATTCCGTGCAGCACTCGCCAGGGATGTGGACCAGGCGATTGTGACGCCGGAAGCAGGGGATTTGCCTCTATTTACTTATAAAATCTGGGGCCGGATTCTAGGTCAGTACAAATCCTTTATCGCTTCTGCCTTCCATAAGGTTCTTATACCCGGCATGCAGATGCGTGATGCCCAGACGATGATGGGCATGATGATGATGGTGTTTATGGGTGGTCTCGTAACGATGATACGGGATAAGCAAAATGGCGTACCCGTAGCTGACGAGCCACTTGAATTCATTGTTGACGGGATAGACCAGTCTGGTGTGACCAGCTGGTTCTTCGTCGCTAATAACGCGATAGAGGCGTGGAGCGACAACCGGTATGGATTACGTCCCAGTCTTGGGGTAGGCCCGTGGTGGTCCACCTCTATGCGCTGGAAGATGGGTTCAGTTCTTGGACCCAGTGCAAGTCAGGCTGTGCGGATTGGCGATATCATGGGAGATGTTCTTTCGGGCGATGCAGACTGGAGAACACGCAGGAGTGCATGGCGACTGGTTCCCGGCAATAACCTCCTCCCTCTGAACCTTGGGAATGTCATTCAGTTTAACAACTGGATCGACCAGATGCAGGAATTCCCGACCCCTGATATGTCAGCTCATTTCCGCAATCAGGACTGGTTCAGCTACGTATCTCCTTCTCAATTACAGGACATGGCAGGGGAGGAGACGATTCGATAGGTAACACTAGATGTGGTGTCTATCTAGTGGCGTGGTACTATATGTTGTGGTATAGGGTGGTAAAATGGTAGTTTCGACAACGACATCCCGTGTGGAATATAACGGCAATGGCTCAACGACGACCTTTGCCTACACGTTCCGTATATTTGCTGACGGCGACCTCAAGGTCTACGTGGTCAGCAGTGCTGGCGTAGCCACACTCAAGACGATCTCGACGCACTACACGGTATCGGGGGCAGGTGACGCCTCTGGTGGCAATGTCGTTATGGGTTCTGCTCCTGCCAGCGGCGAAACTCTGGTCATCGAGCGATCAGTTGCCTACACCCAGAGCACCGATTATGTGGAATCGGACAGTTTCAGCGCCGAAACTCACGAGACAGCCCTCGACAGAAACGCCATGCTCACGCAGCAGAACCAGCGGGATATCGCTCGTTCGATGCGTCTCTCAAAGGGCACGGCTGACAGTGTGTCGGTCGAGCTTCCTGCCCCAGTCGCCTCTCATTTCATCAAATGGAATGCAGATGCTGATGCACTGGAAAGTGCAATCGGTACGGCAGACCAGGTTACCGTCTCAGATTTCATGGCGACGGTCCTCGATGACACCACACAGGCAGCAGCACAGACCACGCTGGGTCTAGGCACAGGAGATAGCCCTCAGTTCACGGCGGTCAATGTCGGTCATGCCAGCGATACGACAGTAACAAGAGCCAGTGCCGGGGATCTGAATGTTGAAGGCAATATTGTCTACAGGGCTGGTGGCACGGATGTCGCAGTTGCAGATGGTGGAACTGGCGCCTCAAGCCTGACGGATGGTGGTGTCCTGCTGGGTAGTGGCACGGGCGCTATTACCGCTATGGCTGTGCTTACTGACGGCCAATTTCTCGTGGGAGACGGGTCCGGCGACCCAGTAGCCGAGAGCGGAGCAACCGCTCGAACGTCTCTGGGATTGGGTACGGGTGACTCCCCGACATTCACAACTGTCACAGCCAGCACTTCGGTCATTCCTGATGCAGCTGGCGGGGCTGATCTTGGGTCAACATCCGCTGAGTGGGGTGACGTATATGTGGCCGACGACAAGGCAATCAAGCTCGGCAACGATCAAGATTTTACAATCGAGTACGACGAGGACGGTCTGGACACCACACGGGTCGTGGCAGCTGGTGGTGTCACCATGTCACCTCATGGCACATCGAGCGGTAACACCACAGAGCTGCGGTTCCTCGAGCTGGCTGCGAACGGAAACAACTATGCCGGATTTAAGGCCCCTGACTCGGTCACAGGGACTTCCGTCTATCAACTTCCCCCTGCCTACCCGGCAAGCTCAAAATACCTCCAGTCCACTGACGCCGGGGTCCTGACATGGGAAACAGTAAGCGGAGTTTCACTCAGCGGATCGACCGACAATACCGTGGCGACCGTCACCGG